AGAGTATTGGGAAAAGGCGGAGCGTCTCCGCAGGCGCATCAAGCGGAAGATCAACGAGATCCATGTGCTGCGTCAGCGGGCAGAGGGCATGAACGGCAGCGGCATCAACGATATGCCGAGGACGACCTCACCCGATCCGCACAAGATCGACAGCACGGTGTTCAAGATCATGTCGCTGGAACAGGAGGTCAGCGATATGCAGACGGAGTACGATGCACTGCTTGCGGAAGCAGAACGGCGCATCGACCAAGTCAACGACTACGACCTGCACGACCTGCTGGTGAAGCGCTACCTTGAGTTTAAGACGTGGACAGCGATCGCAGCGGAGTTCGGATAAGGGATGCGGGGCGGTCAGCCTGCGGGACGACCTGCTTCACAGCATGACAGCACGAGTGCTGGACAGTGAAACGCTGGACGAGGCGGTATTCGTGCAGCAGGTGGAGCACATCGAGGTGGACGGCGATATGGTGACCTTCTGTTTCCGAGATGGACACACGGTCACAGAGCAGTGGATCCCGCCGAAAAAGGAAGGGCACAAGTGGACGGAAGCGCAGCGTGAAAAAGCACGAGCATCCATTTCTGCAAGCTGGACACCGGAACGGCGGGCAAAAATGAGCATCTGGGCAAAGGAAATGAGAAGGAGGGAGAAACTTGCCAAAGATCACAAAAATACCTGCGACGATCAGCAGGTTCACGGCGGCACCGATCGACACACCGACTAAGCGCAGGGTCGCAGCATACGCTCGTGTCTCGACCGACAACGAGGAACAGCTTACTTCCTACGCAGCGCAGGTCAGCTACTACACGGACTACATCAAGGGACGTGATGATTGGACTTTCGTCAAGGTCTACACGGACGAGGGTATCTCCGGCTGTAATACCAAAAAGCGAGAGGACTTCAAAAGCATGGTGGAGGACGCACTTGCTGGAAAGATCGACCTCATCATCACCAAGAGCGTGAGCCGCTTTGCACGAAACACGGTCGACAGCCTTACCACCATTCGCAACTTGAAGGAACATAATGTCGAGTGCTTTTTTGAAAAGGAAAACATCTGGACGTTCGACGGCAAGGGCGAGCTGCTGTTGACGATCATGTCCTCATTGGCGCAGGAGGAGGCTCGTTCCATCTCCGAAAACGTGACATGGGGACACCGAAAACGCTTTGCTGACGGAAAGGTCAGTCTTGCCTACAGTCACTTCCTCGGATACGACAAAGGACCCGACGGCAAGATGGTCATCAATCCGGAACAGGCAGAGACCGTGCGGCTCATCTTCGGTTTATTCCTTGAGGGCATGACGCCGCATTCCATTGCGAACGAGCTGACCAGACGGGGCATCAAGACACCCGCCGGAAAGGACATCTGGAATCAGGCGACCATCCGGCGCATCCTCACAAATGAAAAGTACAAGGGCGATGCGCTCCTGCAAAAGGGCTTCACGGTCGATTTTCTGACCAAAAAGCAAAAGAAGAATGAAGGCGAAGTTCCACAGTACTATATCGAGGATGACCATGAAGCCATCATCGAGCCAGTCGTTTTCGATATGGTGCAGATGGAGCTGGAGAAGCGCAGCTCCGGCGGGCGCTATAGCGGGGTGAGCATTTTCTCCAGCAAGGTGAAATGCGGTCAGTGCGGCGGCTGGTACGGCGCAAAGGTCTGGCACTCAACCGACAAGTACCGTAAGGTCATCTACCGCTGCAACCACAAATACGGCGGAGAGAAATGCCGAACCCCGCACCTCACCGAGGAGGAGATCAAGGTCGCCTTCGTCAAGGCGGTCAACCTGCTCCTTGAAAACCGTGTGGAGATCGCCGAGAATGTCGGGATGATACGCAAGGCGGTCTGTAACACGGCTTCATTGGAAGCAGACCGAGACAGGCTGTTCGATGAGATGTCGATGCTCTCTGATCTAACGAAGACGCTGATCGCCGAGAACGCACGGGTGGTGATGAATCAAGAGGATTACAATCGACGGTTTGATGCTCTGTCCAAACAGTACGATGCGGCAAAGCAGCGGCACGAACAGGTGCAGCGGCAGATTCAGGAGCTTGCCGTGCGAGGGCAGCAGCTTGAGCAGTTCCAGCGACAGGTATTCGAGCTGGGTGCGGTCACGGAGTTTGACGAAGCCCTCTGGGGAACGCTGGTCGATTTCATCACGGTCACAGCGGACGGCGAAAAGATCGTGACCTTCCGGGACGGAACAGAAATTACAGTTTGATATGCAGCACAAATGCCTCCTGCCTTGCATGGCGGGAGGCACATTTTTTATGTCAAAAGCTATCGTGCAAGTGTGAAACCGCTACACGATTACCCCCTATATATCGTGCAACTGGTTTCAAATCACATTATGGGATAAACACCTTTTTACCACGATCTCCTGTTTTCAGGGCATAAAAATAAGACCTCGTAAGGTCTTTACTCTCAAAAGTGGCGTACCTACGCCATTTTAGGCGATTTCCCTTTGTATCAATCTCATTACTGCAATATCATAGACCTTGTTGACCTCTGTTTTTCCTGCTGTTGCAAGCCGAGTAAGAAGCTCCGACACCTCTTGTGGAGTGTAATACTCACCGCCGGACTTGCCTGCATTTGAAGCGTACATACCCATAAGATACTCATAGGCATCACCGAACGCATCAATGGTGTTTTCCTGATAATCGCCCAACTGCATAGAAGCGACACCATTCATCAGCTTTACAAGACGCTCGTTACGCTTTGCGACAGTTCCGCCGAGCTTGTTGCTGTTCACATCGAAATCATCGAACAGTCCCTTGAAATCGTCCTCGCTCTCGCAGCCCTGGGCAGAGCCTTCAATGCTGCGGAATATGCCCTCAAGTGTTTCATTGAGGTTTTCGTCCGAATCAGCCTTTGCAAGCACATTACAGAAAAGCTGTGACGGCAGAATGAAGAAGCCCTTAGTCTGCACCATATCCTCACGGGCGGTTTCCGCTTCATCGTCCGACAGCTTTGTATAATCAAAGTCGGGAGTGCCTGCTTCGATCTCGCCTGCATTGATATAGTTCGTCAGATTTTCCGAGATATAGCGGTAAAACAGCATAACAAGGACATAATTCTTGAAGTCCCAGCCGTCTACGCTGCCACGCAGATCGTTGGCAATGCCCCATATCGTGCGGTGCAGCTCGGCACGCTCCTGCTCTTTTTTATTATCTATCATAAGTCATAACTCACTTTCGTTTAGTATGCTATTAAATAGTTACTATCTATCCTATAATTATAGCACAAACCGCACAATTAGTCAATCATCGAATCGAGTTTTTTCTCCGTTTTCACCGAGGAAAAAGCAAAAAAGCGTTTCAACCCATAAGGCTAAAACGCTTCACTGTTTATCATATTTGATTATATCGGCAGGAGAACATTCCAGTACATAGCAGATACGGGCGAGAATATCCAAGTCCATTTTCTCTACAACACCATTGTACCACTTGTTGATGACCTCAAAGCGAGTATTGGAGATTCTTGCAAGGTAGTTTCGTGTGATACCTTTGCTGTCCATTATCTCTTTTAGGTGTATGCTGATCTTCCCGTATTCCTTTATCGTAATGACCGATTTAGAGCCGTCCATAACATCACCCCTCAATAATATTCTATCTTGATTGTTACCTCTTGACAATATACATATTCAATGTTACTATGTATATAGTATTATCTGGAGGGATTGAGTTATGAACATCTACACTGTCAGCTTTTTCGGGCATAGATACATAGAGCGTGGAACGGAGATAGAAAACCGCCTTGACAAGCTCCTGCATGACCTGATAACGCAGAAAGAGTATGTTGACTTCCTGATCGGACGGGACGGAGATTTTGACTTGCTTGCTTCTGCTGCCATAAAACGAGCTATCCGAAGTCATGGATACGGCAATACCCACTTCACACTTGTCCTGCCGTACATGAAAGCAGAGTATCGTGACAACGAGAACGAGTACCTTGACTATTATGATGAAGTCGAGGTGTGTGCCGAATCGTCCGAAGCTCACCCAAAGTCTGCTATCCAAGTCCGCAATCGGAGCATGATAGATCGAGCTGACCTTGTAGTATGCTGTATCCAGCACAAAAGCGGTGGAGCTTATACCACGATACGCTATGCGGAGAAACAGGGCAAGAAAATAGTGAACCTTGCAGACGAAAACTGACCTCCGTGCTTATAGGCAACGCCACGGACAATATCAGACCATAGTTCGATTCAGAAGCCCAAATCCCGCTTAACAGCAAAATCAACACTTCTGGTCTCTGCATTTTCCTTGAAGCTCCTGCCGTTGGCATCGTTGAACAGGGTGCTTATCAGGTAACGCTCATAGTTACGGACATTATCGGTCTGCTTTATCTGCTCTATCGCATTTTCAAGGCATATCCTGTCAACCTTGAGCATAGCCGACTTGATGACTTCACGAGGGAACTCCTGTCCGCAGATATGCTCTGTTTTCTTTCGGGAGCATATCGCCCTCACGATCATCTGTACGATCTCGTCAAGTTCCCTCACGGTCATATAGCCGTCAGAGTCCTCAGCCCACAGAGCATAGTCATCGTATTCGATGTTGGACTTCATCACTTCGGTATATATTTCTTTTTCCTGCATATATCCGTCCATCTGTCCATCATCAGAACATTTTTTAACACTGCATTCATGTGGGGGACGGGATTGATCGATTGATGCTTGATCACTTGATACTTCTTTTTTTGATATTTCTTCTTTTGTTATTATATAATCGTGCGGCTTTTCAAGATGTTCACTTGCTTGATATTGATTTTCAGTATCAAGGTTTTCCGTATCTGAAAAATCAGTATCTTGTGAGTCATAAAAATCCGAGTTTTCAACATCTGTGTCAGCAGCAGTATCACAGGCGCATGGCTCGTCATAGATATAATACACCCAGTCTTTTATCTTGCCATTCTCATAAAGACGTTCTCTCCGAAGGTAGCCTAATGCTTCTAGCCTTTTGAGCGCACCTGAGATCTTGGTAACACCGTCGGGCATGATCGCTGCCAGGCCTCTGATCGAGAAGTTCCAGTCATCAGCCATAGATACCAATGTAACATAAGCACCTCTCTCGATACAGCCCATTCTCTTGTCTCTCAGAACAGTGTTGTTGATGATAGTAAAATTTCCGGTCAGTTTCTTTTTCAGCTTAGGCATAATGATTCCTCCTGATAATAAAAATGCTCCTCATTCCTGAGAAGCAAAGTACATATTCGGTTATAAAAAACAGCGGACGGTGCTTCACTTTCTATGAAACATCGTCCGCTATTTCTTTGCCTGTCAACAGCTTTATCTAGAGCCTGTTGACACAACCGAGAAAATGTG